GTCTGCAACGCCTTGCGTTCTGCGGCAAAGCAGCGCTCGGCAATCGTTCCATCTTCAAGCGTGATCGTTTGCGGGTGGTCTTCATGCATCTGCATGAAGCGCTCAACGATTGTCCCGTCGCTCGTAATGTAGCAGTAGGCAGGCATGTTCACATTCTACCATGTCTAGGGTTTGTAGGAGTGCGCTTGACAGAGGTAGCTGGCCAAGGCACGGAAAAACAAGGGTCAAGCTGACGAACTTGCGCTCATGAGCTGTTGCATCATTTGGGCTGTTTGCGACTGCTGTGGAGCCGGAGAACTGGCATGCGTGTAGGTTCGTTGCGTCATTGCCGGCTTGAATCCAGCGCCCGAAGCGGGGCCACGATTACTCTCGGGCATATCGACGAACACAACGAATTCATCGGCTTCGGGGAAGTTGGCATATTCGCCAGCTCGCTTTAGGATAGCCTTGACGTCAATGATACCTCCTTGCGCCATGGTGGCGTCAGCAAGCGGCAGTATGAACTCCTGAACGAATGCCCGCAGCTTTTGCAGTTTGACTTGCGGGCTGTCTTTCTGCATGGAGTGGACATCGAGCTTGATATGGAACGCACCGAACTTTGCGTTACGCCGCTCCGCTGGCCCGAACTCAACTGGAATCTTCCAGTCGACGCCCGGAACAGTCTTCATTAGCACTCGCTTCTTCACGGGATCAGTGTACTCGTAGTACGCAAGCGCCTGGAAGACTCCTTCGGTAGCAGTGATCGTAGTGTCGCTCATGTCGTCAAGCTGCGCATTCGCAGCTCCGGAGATCAACTTGTCCTGCGCTGCGGTATCTGCCTGCGCTCCAAGTCCACCCAGAGAGTCTAGGTTGCCAGCAAAGTACGACATAAGGTCTCGCGTCTGAAGGAAGAACAACATTGTCTGAGGATCGATGCCGCCGGCCTTCAGTACTTTGGGGTCTGGGCCATTGAATTTGAACCCTTCGCCATCGCGAGCGTTCTTGAAGGCTTGCACGCCTTCAGTGTCTCCGTTGAATCCAAGGCATACTTTCTGCCCATCGGCACCGTTCGCCAATTTGCGGAACAGGGAGTTACCCAGGTCGTGGAGGTCTCGCCACAATGCAACCGCAGGCAATGGCATCAACTGCCCAGGGACGGTATTGTACGATAGCTTGTGGTATGGGGAATGCCTGATTTCGTCGAGATCTACTTCGCGAATAACCCGCTTGTCGCGAACTGCAATCGTAACGAGAAGGCCCTTGTCAGGAAGCCAGATATCCCGCAACCACTTCTTATCCTTGTAAGTGGTCATGACCTGATCGACGGAAATTTGTTGTACGCGCCGCTCTCCATTTGGCCCCATCGGCGTGCGCTCATCTCGCGATAGACCTTCCTTGTTGACATATCGCCTGTTCTCCATGATCGATTCGTAGTCTTCCCAGTAGTCGTTGCCCTCGAAATCGATCGTATCCATACGAGTCGCGGACATGTCGATGAAGTAATCATCGAGGGTCACTAGATCAGCGAACGACTTGCCGTTATTCAGGCCGCACTTAATGACGCCCCAAGGCGAGAATATCGCCTCTGTGACCCATTGCCGCAATGTGTGAACTAGGTTGATCTCACCCGGCACGAGGTTGAGCGCTTCCTGGAAATCCGCAGCCAACGGGCGAATGTCCTGATTCGTGCACGACAACATTGCCGTGGGTGCTCGCGCTGCCAATCGGCGAACGAAAATCAGGACCGCCAAGGCCAGAAAGTTCACGGGAACTAGTCGATCAGCTCCACCCTCTGCGTAGTGCGATCCGCAGAATTGCTGGAACGCGTCGAAGCGTTCACGACGCGGAAAGACCATCTGTTGAAGTGACCAATCAATTGCCTTGTCGAGTCGACTCCACCGAGTCTCGTTCATGTAGAGTGCCATGCTAATGTCTCCAGCTATCCGGTAGTTCGTACATCGGATTATTCCCCTGCATCATTTCTTCACGCATCTTGTTGCGCCATGCAAGAGAACCGTATGCGGCTTCGGGCTCATCAGCTTCGGTCGGAGAAAACTTACGCTCATCAAAGCCTTTAACGGCGAGGGCGTCAGCAATGACCCTATCTCCATGATTCGACTTAGCACCAGTCGGATCTTTCTTCGAGAGTGACCGCGCGTGAGCAACAGATCCATCTGGCGTATGAACATATTCGAGGCACTCTTGAATAGCGACCCGAGAGTAGTTCGCGACGGTGTTGCGTTCAATCCTATTGCGGTATTCACTGAGTAGAGATAGCTTTGAATCTTTCGTGCTGGCCCATCCCGGTATGTTACTGATGTTCCTCGAAATCGCTTCCTCTTGGCGCTGGTAATAGATATTGCCATAGCCAAGCTCAACGATCTTCGCACCAGTCTGTCGTCCGGGACCGTTCCTCTCCCAAATTATAAACGCTTCCCCCGCCCACTTGGCTAGCGCGACAGCCTGGAGTGCTAGACCTTCCGGGCGAATGTACGGATTCACGTACTCGAAGACTTTCGCGCAAGTCTTGGTATCGTAACCCATTATCGCTGAATTCGATGCCCCCGTTCCAGCGCTGACATCGATACCGATAACGACCTTCATGTCGTCCGGAAATTTGTAGTCATCTACGAGGTTGCACCAGACCTTCAGCCGGCCAACATCGGATTCCCGGAAGCGCACGGGATCACCAGTCAACGCGTCGTGCTCCAGGTCACCGACGTAAGACGCAGGGCGTGCGTTCTGACGTAAATACACCTCTATCTGATCTGGCTTAAAGAATTGCCACCCAGAACCCATGTAGTCGATATCGAGTTCCTGCGCAATCTCTTGTGGAGTTGCAGCTCGATCGCACTCGTTATCGTACCACGGGCTGCGAACCTTTCCGTCAAGTCGAAACTTGAAGTCCCTGGGATAGACGTGCTGTACGTCTAGGATCTTCAGATTACCCTCCGTGTCGGTCGTGTAGAGACCTTCAGACTTCCTTGGGTGTTCACTCCAATGAAGGCGAAGCATGTTATCACCCCCAAGCTCCGCCATCTTCTCACGCGTTTCATAGAACGCGTTATTCGTTCCTTCGGGCGTACTGTTGAATAAGCGACAAGGCGTAGCGTCGCGCGTAGCTGAGAGGACAGAATTGCCTTGCTCGACCGCCGCGAACTCGTCAAGCAAGATCGCTGTGCGCCTATCTCCACGAGCAACTCTTCCGGTAGTCGACTCGCCATCAACAACAGAACCCGTCTCCGGATTCTCAATGTGCATCTTGCTTCGATGCCGTGACTTGTTGTACCCGAACGGCTGAAGCCAGCTTGGCATGTTGTCGATTAGAAAGTCGAACTTCCAGAATAACGCTTTCGGATTTCCGGCCTTGTCCACATAGTCTTCAACGCGCGAGACCATGAGAAACGACTGGTCTTCACGAAATCGCCACATCCAGGCAATTGCTGCCATATTGATCCATGAGGCACCCATGTCTCGTGACTTCTCGATGAGCAAGTCGTGCTCACCGATGGCACGTATAATCCTCAGAATGGCTTCCTCTTGGAAGTCGTAGAGAATGAAAGGGATCTTAGGGAATGGCTCTGATCTTGGATCATACGTTAGTCCAAATCCGTTAATCCAGAATATTGGATCTTCGCGACAGCATTGGATTATGCCTTCGCGAAAATCCTTGTCTTCAGAGGCGCGTATGATTGTTTCCTTGCGCCATCGTAGGTTTTGTTGATAGTCACGCGGTATTCGGTGCCGCCAAGGGGTCTGGACTTTGGCCATATCTCTGCCTTCTTAGATACTCAATGAGCTTCATAAGTATAGTGGCAGAGTCTCCAGCGTAACCAAGAGCCCTGTTACAGCTACCACACAACCACCCACGAAATTCGCCAGTTGTGTGGCAGTGATCCAGATTTAGCTTAGTTTTTAATTCACTCTCGTGAACTCCACACGCAAAGCAGAATCCGGTGAATGCCTTGCGCACTTCATTCTCCGTAGCCGTGCACGGTTTATGTCCGCGCTCTTCCGCGGCCCGTCTGATGCGATCAAGAGACCTGGAAAATCTGCGACGTTCGCGACTTCTACGGCCATTCTCGTAAACGCGACCCCGATTCCTTGAAGCGTACTTCCTGCCCTGGGCGCGCCTTTTATCAGCATCAACTGCCTTTGTCCTGCATAAATTACACACACCACGCCTTTGCCTGCCACCATCCTTCCTGGCTGGCAATAGCGCAAACTTTTCCTCGGGCTTAGTCTCACCGCATCGCTTACATGTCTTTTTCACGGCAAGACTCCGAGCAGTAAAACCTGATCCTGGATGCATCGACAACAACGCCACACGAAATTGCCATTATGACAGATCCAAGGCTGCGACCGCAATCATGCTTTAGCCTAGCCCCACATACATCGCAACCGCTAACCCTTTCGATCGTATTACCCTTCTTCTTCCCAGCGCTTCGGGGCAACTTTGAAGAATAAGTCCGCCACTTTCTCGGTCTCGCCATGCTGAACCTTTTCATCAACTTCGGATAACCACTTGTCGATTTCCGCAACCGTTCGCTCGGTTTGCTTGCGGGTACTACGCTCAAGTATATCATCCATGTCTTCGCGATTCTCCATGGTTCCCAGTTTCGATATGAAGTCTTTTGGGTCTCCAATGGCGCACTGGTACAGATAATACGCAGTATCGCACGGACACTCATAAATCTCCTGACCAGTACGAAGGTGCAAACCGGCAGCGGAGGCAGCCCAACGCAAGGCTTCACGATACGACATTACCTGATCGTGGCACACGATCTCACGCGCTCTCTTTTCGTCTCCGAAGAAGAGAATATCAGGATGAGATCCCGGGTCTCGATCGAGATGCTTCAAGTCGTACTCACGGAAGAAGGGCCGGCAAGCCGGGAACTCTTTCGCTGCGCGAACCTGCGCCTCCGCGATAGAGTACCCGGTGCCCTCGAAATACTCCACCCGCGACAGCCAATGTTCGTAGGTAGTCTTATCAACTCCCCACAACACCGACCGCACGCGCGACACGAAATCCTTTATCGTGCCAACGCGTGAGACAGGCGGATTATCCGGCGGGAGTATGCCGCCGAATTCCTCAACCCACTTGTTCAGCGTCGTCCTGGCAATCCCCAGGTCCGTCGCTACTGCACTCTTCGTCTCCGAGTCCAGCCTCCGCACCGCCTCCCTGCGCTGCTCCTTCGTGTACTTGTGCCATGTCGGGCGTTTCGCCATCGCTCGTTTCCTTCTCCATCCAGTATGCGATGCCGTGTTCGGCGTTGGGGTCAGCTTCGTTGAATGCGACTTCGGTTAGGTCTTCTTCACCACAACAGTCGCAAACATCAGGATCGGGTTGACGCGGCGGTATGAAGACCGTCTTCTCTTTCGCCTTCTTCAGCGCGGAGATCAGCTCATCACGATCCCTCCCTTCAGGAGGATTGACGAACTTGGGGAATTTCCCCTCGGAGTCCTGCGCCATGCTGACGTGCAGCGCGGGATTATCTGTCTTCGGCTGGCCAGTAGGAAGAGCGAAGTTCTCGACCGTCAGCTTGCCGAGTTCGTACGCATTTTCCATTGTGAGTGGACCCGGCTTCAAGGGCTCGCCCGCCACGAAGTCATCGAGATCGATTCTCGGCACATAGGGCGTTCCGGCGTCGTAATCGACGTCAAGCTCTTGAGCTATTTCCCTGACCGGCACCTGCCTCTTCTCGTTCTCGTCATACCACGGACTGGGCGTCGCGCTGGGTGTCGACTCGAAGACACGCGGTACATCCCCAAATTCATCCATGATTGTGTGGATGCACCCGACGTTGCGTGACTTCTCAACGGCCGCGCGCATTTCATCGGTTTCAACGGCATCTTCTGATGGGGAAGTCTGACTCTGGGCGAAGTCGGCCTCTCTCTTGGCCATGATTTTCTTTCCAGCTTTCGACATGTTCTCTCCCTTCGGGTTCATAGGTAGCTGAATAGTTTACCCACTTATAGGGCTTCGTTAGTTCGAGAGGCGAATATGCCGTGAACAAGTGTTCGCCATCTCTCCAAAAATCACGGTCAACAAAGTCAACCTCTTGGTGCATGGCACCATGCCACGATCGCATCATCACGAAGAGTCTAGCAGATCCAATCATTACCTCATCCCCGGCATCCACAACTTCGGGCGATCGGCCGTAGTCGCCTCATTCTTCGGCTCCTCGAAGAATTCACGATCGAATGCGGCATCCATCACAGCTTCGCAGTCACCAGGGGCCGGCTTCTCTTCAGGTTCCGGCATCGGTTCTGACTGCGGCTTCATCGTGCCCCGGAGTGCCGCGAGC